TCCTCCATGTCTGAAATCCATGTCAAGGTTTGCTCGACATTAGTGGGAACGCAGTCGAGAGCCTCAAACCACTCGCACCAATATGCGATGGTTACGGAAGAGAATTTCTTTGCCTTGAGCAGCTCGTGCTTGAGGTCGTTAATGTGCATTGGTTTACTCCTGTAAACTTGTCAGTCGGAAGGAAAGCCCTGTGCAGCGGCGACATCCTTCGCGAGCTGTGCAAGGTCGGGACGGTGATCTACGACGAGACAAGGATTCTCGTCGAGCGTGAGCGTGAAATAGCCGTCGATTACACCAGCTTCGACGAACACCTGAAGCATGTCGCAGACATTCTCGAACCTCGCGTATTCGCCCTGTTCGGGCGTTTCGATGTACATGACGATTCGTGCCATTGGTTTACTCCTAGTAAATTGATCAGAACCGATCCGGGAAGATGGACGCGAGGGAACCGAGCTTCGGCGCGTACCAAGTGTCCCATGACTTGTACGCGATGACCCGAGAGTCCTGCGAGAAGAGGTGCGGCCACATGATGACGACGGCGCAAGCCGAGCAGTCGCCCTCGAAGCATTGGTCGTTCGTGAACGACGCCTTCCGGAGAGTGGGGTGCATCTCGCAGTAGCGGTCGTAGTTCAGAATGAATCCCTCGTGACGCGGGGTCGTGACGAAGAGGATGCCCGGTGCGATCTCGTCCGCGCTGTCGGCCTTGCCCCAATGACCATTCCTCGCAAGGTGGTCGTAATCGCAGATTTCGCTGATTCCGTTGCTCATTGGTTTACTCCTAGTAAACTGACCTACTTTCGACGCGCCAGAGACGCTCCCTGACGCTGAATGAATTATAAGTTAATCGGGGTGCTGTGTCAAGTCTTTAGCGTATGGATCAAAAGCACGACAGAAGCTGACAAATGTAGCACGTTCGCTCCGTGCGCCCCGCGTCGCTGTCATCCTGCGGACTGCCGGGGCGAAAAAAACCCCCCGGTGGCCGAAGCCAACCGAGGGGCAGCAGAAAGGTGCAGTTTACCCGGGTAAACCGTCAGGACTCGAAGTCGCCGTAGCCGTCCGAGCCCGCCTCGGGATCGGTCGGGTCACCGAGGTCGAGCTTTGAGCCCGTGACCTCCTCGACGGCGGCTGCGACGACGGGGACGATGTCGGCGTTTTCCGGGTACTTGATCAACACGCCGAGCGTAGCGGCAAACTCACGATCCTCCCACAGATCGCCAGACTCAACGATGTCGTCCAACCAGACGGTGATCGAAGTGTCGCCGTAGCCGGGTAGATCCTTCCACCTCGGCACTTGGCGGCTGATCGCCATCTGCAAGTCGCGGGCAACCGTGTCCGCGAACTCCTCGGGCTCCGTGAAACCCTCCCAAGTGTCGTCCTCGGTGCGGAGGTCGAAACGGGTGAAGTGAATGACGCAATCTCCTGTGCAGATTCTCATTGGTTTACTCCTAGTAAACAGGTTAGCCGATGATCCGATCACCGGGCTGAAGAACGAACACGCCCCATCGCGACTCGACCGCCTTGATCGCCATCTTGTCCAATTCCGGGACAGACTCCAACAACGCCTTCGACAGACTGACGGTGTTGTGACCCGAGTCGCCGCAGACGATCATGTTCCCGTACAGCGGGTAGCCGTACAGGAATGACGCCCGCTCGTTCTTCTGCGGATCCGCCTTGCACAGACCCTCTTCATCGACCCAGCCGATGATGAAGTGCGGATCGTCGCCCGCGGCTTCGTCGTCCTCCGCAAGCACGACACGCTCGACGCACGAGCACCCGTTGCCGATCAGCGGGTACATCGCGGACAAGCACGACCACTCCGACTCGTTGAAGTACGTCACTTCGAGCTCCACGACACGCATCGGCTGCGTGATGTCTGACGGAACGAGAATTGCTGAAACAGTCTTCATTGGTTTACTCCTAGTAAACAGGTTAACCGATCCCCATACCCTGACGGCACTCCGGGCAAACACCGTTCGTGCAGCACGGATCGACCATGCCGCAGCACTCGCAGATGACGTTGTCCGAGCCCGTGAACAGACTACGCATCGCATCCTGCGCGTCCCGCTCATGCCTGTCGTTGCGGAGACGCTGACCGTCGTGACGACCTTCCCACTTGATGCCCATCGGTTTACTCCTAGTAAACTGACCTACTTTCGATTAGCCGAGGACGTTCCTCGACCATGCATGAATTCTAACACAATACGGATAGCCTGTCAAGTGTTTACGCTGCACGACATCCGGTGACGCTGACTGACCCCGCGCCCCGCGCTGTCATCACCGCGGGTTTACTGCGGGTAAACCGCGGCTGCTGCGGGCTGCGCCGACGCTGACGCTGACCCCGTTTCGCTGTCATCACGGGCCTCCCGCCCGGACGACGCCGGAACGGGAAGCCCGGAATCGGGCCAATAAAGAACCCCGCCCGCCTTTCGGCGGGTCGGGGCAGTTTACCCGGGTAAACTTGGGGCGGCTTACTTCGACGCCTTCCCTCCCTTCGGCGTCTCGCACAGGGCGGCGGCGGCGATCAACGCGGCGCGGAGAGCAGCGATCGTCTCCGTGGTGGCGTCCGGGCGGGAGACGGCGGCGGCGACCATGTCTCCCACGGCGTCCGCGAGTCCCTCGCACGTGAGCGCGACCTTCTTCCCGGACGGCGTCTCGCCGTCTCCCTTGCCGGACTTGCCGCCGGACTTGCCAGCCGTCACGCGGTCCGCAACGAGCGCGTCGATCCCCGCGCGATCGTACCCGGAAAGGAACGCGGCGGGATCCTTCGCCTTGGCTTCGGACGCGGCGGACTGCAGGGCGCGCGCATCGTACTCCGTAGCGACCAATTCCGGCCGTCCGGCGCGTTCCGCCGCGTCGATCCAACGTCCGAACGTGACGTACTGCGAGTGACGGCCCTTCGACGCAACGCCGGACGCCACCGTGACGTACCACGCGTACGCCCCGTTCCCGGCGGCGGACTTGAAGTCCTTAACGTCCTTCCGGATGGATGCCGCGAACAACGCGACCGACAGGACGCGCACGGCGGACTGTCCGGCCGTCTCCGCCGCCTTCACGGCGTCCGTGAACGCGCCCAACGTGACGGCGCACAGGCCATCGGCGGCGGTCCGGATGGCGGACTTCGGGGACTTCGGGGCGGACTTATTTGCCTTCGTGGTCATGGCTCTAAACCTTTCATGCTTTCGGCGTCTTTCGGTCACGCGCCCATCGTTGGGCAGTCCGCGCCTTCGGATCACCGATGCAAGCAGTCTCCCACAATTCCGCCCGCCTGTCAACCGAATTCGTCGCAGTTTACCCGGGTAAACCGTGGGAAATTATTATCGACCACATAAACGGGCAGACGCCCACGCGCCCGCCCGTACACGTTACCGGACCTCCCCCCTCCGCCGCCCCTGCGAGTCCGGTAATGATCCGTCCGATAACCCGTGGACCCGCCGGGGGCCGATAACCGCGGTCACCCTAACGGACACCTAACGGACCCCCGCGGGGGGGACGCGCCCGCCGCGCGATATCAAACCCCTTTCAGATTTTTTCGCCAAATAGTCGCAACTTCGGGTTTGCCCTAAAGGCGTCCCCCAAAGCTACCTCCAGCGTCCTGATCTGCCCCTCGTCCAGCTCTAGGCCGTACATCTCAGAGACGGCATGGAGCAGCTCATGGAACAGGGTCATCCACGCGCTAGGATGCCCTAGGAGCTCGTCCACGGTGATCCGTGGGTCCGGGTAGTACTTGAACTCCCCAAACTCATCCTGAGGCATCCTAGCGCGTTCTACGGCAATCCTGACGCCGCCCACATACAGGGCGACGGGGAAGTCAGACCACTCGTCGGATTGCGAGTGGGGAGACGTTAGGGCTGGTGAGGTTTTCTTCAGACACGCCGGGTGCGACTCGGTTGCCACGGATCATCAACTCCTCCCGGGTAGTCATGCCCGGATTCGTGATCTGAAGAAGAAGGGTCAACAGCATCTCCGCAAGGACGTTCCGATCTGCACTCGGATACTGGTCACGGTGGGTTCGGTAATAAAGCCCCGAATCCTCCTCACCAGCTCCGCCGCCGATCTGAAGAGTGGACCCGATCATGTTGCTGCCGTACATCGAACCATAGCCAGTTTGAAGTGCCATCAGAGCCTCCTAGCGAATCAGCGCGTCTTGCGTCGCTTAATCCTGAGACGATTCGGATTCATCAGCGGCGTCGTCATGTTGCCGCTAGCGCGTGAATTGCTGCTAGCGCGTGAATTGCTGCTAACCCGAGGATTCTGAGCAGCGGAAGTCTTCGACGGGTTACGAGAAGGACTGAGATCAACCAATGGAGCCTGTGCTTTAGACATGTCTATACCTCAATGCTTTGCCCTGTTTACGGAACGATGGACAATCCGAAGGTTACTCAGGGCATTGTTCCTCGGATTGCCGTCCTTGTGGTCGATGTCCATGTTCGAGCCCTTTTTGACTCGTCCTTCACGGATCGCCCTTCGCCTTACCCGGTTCCTGTGAGCCCGGTCGATCTTGTACTTCTTCGTACCGTGGTACTTACGGTACTCCTCTTTGTAGTCTCGCTTAGCCACGCTTCTTCACCTTGAGCTTTCCCTGCTTCTGGAGGATGGAGGTGGCGATCGCCCAAGCCTTGGACTTGGAATAGCCGCGCTCTTCCATCTTCTTCGCTAGGTCATGGAGGATCTTTGGCATAGTTATCCAAACTTGATTTTGCCGTTCACGACGCGAACGTCCGGCTTCCGAGCACTCTGGTCAGTCCGAGTGAATCTAGTTGGCAAGTCCGTGTTCATCGCCGGGATCGAAAGTCCGCCCGGTCCCTTGACGCTCCAGTTGCGCTTGATCCGCAGGATCGCTGGGACGGAGTATGAGTCTATCCGTCCCGTACTGTCGTATGCCCGAGAGACGTTCAGGGTTGCCGTCTTTGCGTCGAGCTGCTTCTGGATATCCGGAGTACGGACGATATCCCCGGAGCTCGTGTCCTTGTACTGGAACTGGCCCCGGTCCTCGACATCCACGAACTTTGCCGTCTTCTTCTTTTCTTCCTCGACTGCGGCGACGTAGGACGATCCGCGGGAACCTCCGCCCACGCTTTCGTACCTGTTCTCTCCGCCACGAATTGTCACGTTCCGGACGAGCGACTCCTTTGCGGCCGTCGTTGCCTGATTCGCGGAACGGGAGCTGCACATCAGCGGAGCCTTCGGAGATTCGGAGACTTCATAATCTTCGCGAACTTGCCCATCGTGTAAGTCGTCCGCTGCTGCGGGTTCATCGCGGAAACCTTGTCGTATTCCCTGCCCGAAGCCTCGCCGCCCTTAGCGACGGCCTGAGCCCTCGTACCGCTCATTCTCTGGCACATGTCGTTCTCCTAGTTACCAAGCCCTGCAAGACCAGTAACGAGCTGATGTCTTAGGGCCGGGATTATCGCAGTTGTGTCGAGCACGGAAGTTAGCTCTACGTCCGGGAATGTGCTTCTTGATCTTCATGTTCGGATCACCGAAGCGGACGATCTTCACTCCGTCACCCGAAGATACGCAGACCGCGGACTTCTTCGGACCACCCGGAGTCCTCCACGGCCTGTTCAAAGCCTTGCCCTTGCACGGGCCTGAAGTTCTCTTTGGCATCCTTAAGTCCTTTTACGGCAAGTATTTATCCTTTTCCAAGATCCGGGTAGATCCCCCCCTACCCCCCATAGATTGACCGAAGTCAGCCAACGGGCGAACCGCTTTCTAGAGGGCAGGGGAGGATCACCGATCTTGACTTTTCCTGAGTCCGGGTGAGTCCCCCGGACGCCGCTAGGCGTCCATATGGTCACCGATATCCTTCGGGAGAAAGTCCCGCAGCTCCCGCATAGCCCGGGCAAGCTTAATGCTGGACCCCTTCGACCCTTTTAGAAACGCCTCGTACTTCTGGATTGCGTTGTACGACAACACGGTCAGCTCGACATACAGATCATCAATGTCTACACGTTCAGCCGGATCCATGAGTCACCACCTCGATCCTTTCTACCTAGGGCAGAGTCCACGAAACGCTCCAATTCCTTCGTCAATACTTCGTCCTTACGGACTTTCATGCGCCTGTCGGCGTCTTGCGCCATCTGCTGCGTCCAATAACTAACAGCCATCGCCAGAACGTCGATTCGGTCGTCGTGGGCCAAGGAGCCACGACCCCGCGTAATTCGACTCATCTGGTAGAACAGTTGGTACTGGAGCCGCTTCTCGGAGCTGTGGGAGGAGGTGCTCTCGTAATCCTGCTTGATTAGTTTCTCGTTGACCACGAGCCTGTGCTGGTTCATCACGGGCTCAAGTGTGTCGATAATGCGCTTTTCTTTCTGGATGCTGTGGCGAACTTCTTCGATCGTGCAGGGATACTGCTTTTCGAGGTACGGCTTCAGCAGCTCTTGGAACATGCCGTCACCGAAGTTCGACTCCACGAGGATCATGTTGACCTTCTGCCGCCGAGCTAGGGCGGTAATGTCCTCCATGACCTCCTTGCCGTATCCCCCGGGCAATCCGCCCGCCTCTAGGACGTACAGATACCCGTTAAGCATCTTTACGACCGCGTAGGCGGTTTCGTCCGCACCACGGCCCGAGGGGTCAATCGCAAGCACGGAGCCCGTATAAGCGATCCAAGAGCCCGTAACGGCCATCGGCCTGTAGTACCTGTCGCCGTTAAAGCCGACGCATGGGCTGTCCATGACCGCATTACGGATATCCGCCGCCCAGATAGGCTTCTCCGGGGCGACCTCGTCATTGAGGGCCATGACGATCAAATCAGACAGTTTCAACGGATACCGATCCAGATCGCTCAGGGTCGTATCCAGCATGAACTGGAGATCGAATCCAGACCGCCCGTAGCCGAGCTCACGCTCCTTCAGGCCGAACTCATCGAACCGAAGCGGCTCGGTCGGACTCATGTCGTCCGGACCAGACGCAATCATCGGGGCTAGCCGATGCCCATACGTCGTCCGCCTCTTCTGATCCGGATAGCGGGCGGGCCAGATTCTAATCGTATAGCCGCGCTCCGCCAACAGATTGTAGATCGACTGCTCCGTCTGGGGCGTTCCGAGGTAGATGATGTCTCCACCCGGCTTCAAGACCGCCTCGAACTCCTTGACGATCTCCGCAAGCTTGTCCCGCAGCGTGATCGTCGCGCTGTTGTTCGAGCTTTCTACGTCATCCGCGATGATCAAGTCTGCGCGGCTTCCCGTGATCTGGCTAGTGATGCCCTTGGAAACGACTGACGGCGCGTGGCTTGCCGGGGCTGGTCCGACATCGAAGGCGATCTTCGAGTTGCGCTGTGTTTCCTTCGGCCTGAGATGCTGAAGCAGCGGCATCTCGTGAATCAGGCGCAGAGTAAAGGTGCTGAAGTCGTCTGCGCGTTGCTTAGACGCGGAGACAACCAGAATGTTCTTCGTCGGATCAAGGAGTAGCGTGTGTACTACAAAGGCACTCGTGATCCAGCTCTTGCCCACGCCACGGAACGCTTCCACGATCCGCCTCTTCGGACCATGCTGAATGTAATCAGCAATGTCGTACTGGATAGGCGTTGGGTCAGGGAGCCTGAGGTGATCCCAAACGAGGAACAGGAAGTTCCTAAAGTCCTTCAGTCGCGGATCAAGTGTCACGCAGCTTCCGCCTCAGGGTCGAACGGAAGGCTCTTGGCAAGATTAGCCAAGGGCTCGGACTGCGACGCCATAGCGTCGATGCCGTTATCCTTCAGGAACTGACGGGCAACGGACAGGTCCGCCGCGGTAGCGGATCCGTCTTCGATTCTCCGAAGCAAATCTGACGCGACGGCCTCGTGCAGCGCACTAAGCATCTTGTGAAGCTTGGTCATAGTAAAGCCTTTGCGACGATCGTGACTAGGGTGGATGCAGCAATGCCGACGATCGCGGCCATGCCGAGAACAAAGGAGCGGGAGTGCTCAAGCTCACGAAGTCGTTCGTCGTGAGACTTGAGCTGCTCCTCTTGGATACGCTGCATTTGCAGAATTGCGTCCATCTTTCCCTCAAGACGGCCGAGGGCAAGCATGACTTCCGCGTCAGTATGGGTACTCATGCTTAAATTCCGCTGACGTATGCGTGCTTGATCAGATAGTAAACCGTGCCATTCGACACAGTAAATCCGGCGGTAATGTTCGGGAGATTGAACGTCGTCGTGCCATTACCAGCACCGAAAGTCGTTCCGAGAATGGCGAAGAGATCGGCATACCCCGTCCTGCTGATCGCTCCGCCATTACATGAGAGGTATCCGAACGGAAGGAAGTTTCTAGGCCACACGATGATCGTGCCGATTGGAATGGCATAATTAATGCCGACGTTTACTGCGGCCATTTCTTGTTCGCCGGGATCTGCCGTGAACTCGCTCAAGAAATTGTCCGTCTTGAGGAGATTCGTGGTCATTGCCGAATCAATTGTGTTTAGTGACATGTGTTATTCCTTCGTTACGTTGCAACGCGGAGACTGAATTCAAACCTAAAGCTGGAAGTTGCCGCGAGAAGCGACGGTGGAAACGCGGCTGGCGTTGTGCCGCCACCGAGTGTGTAGTAGAAGTCAAACTGGCTACCAGAAGTACCAATTATCAAATTGGTCACATTTGAAGCCAAATTTACCCAATAAGCAGTAGACCAACTGCTATCTTGAGCACTCCACGGAAGATTTCTGATTCTGATTGTTCCCGTTCCGGCCGTGGTAATGGCTGAAAGCGCGATCGTACAATTACCAAAGATTCGGTTTCCGATTCTAGTGTAATTTATCGTCTTAGCCGAAAGTGTATAACTTCCGTTTGTAGTCGATCCTCCAAAGTCAGCATTTTCAATTGTGTGAGTTGCCTCAACATACGCATCCAGCGTGTTGGCGTTGGCGGACGAAACAATAGTGGCCGGAAACTGAATGTTTCCGTTTGCGTTGATGACTCCAGTACAAGTCGTTGCTCCGCCAACGCTCAGCGTCGAGCTAACAGACGCCGTTCCGGTAACGGCAATACCAGTAGACGCGACAGACCCGGCCACGTTGAGGGCGTGGGTTGCGGACGTACCACCCTTAATCCCGACTCCGTTGGTGTCAACTCGTAGATTAGGTGTTGCCAAATTCGGCTGCGTAACAAGCGAACTCCAAGCGGACCATGTGCCGGAGAAGCGCGTCCGGTAGTGGATGCCGGAGAGCGGCGAGTTGTACGGGATCGCGAACTGGGTCATGTTGCCGTTGCCGTTTTTGGAGTTGTACTCGAACGAGAACGGGTGGAAGTAACGATCTACTCCGTCAAGCGCAAGCGGCCCGTTGCTTGAGGTCGAGGGGAGCAGCAGCGTGTATCCGCTTCCCGATCTCGCGTTGGTTTCGTGGTCCCAGTCGAGCGTCCCGCCCGTGGTCTCCGCGCCGATTCCGCCAATTAATTGCTTTGCATCTACAATCAGGTCGCCAGTAGTGCGAATGTTACCTCGGACATCAAGTGTTTCTTCTGGGGCATTTGTCAGAATTCCGACACGATCAGAAGTCGTGTTGACATTTAGGTTGTAAGTCGGACCCCCAACATTCAAGTCGCTATTGCAGTTAAGTCCGTTGTTTACTGTTGCTCCGTCCGTGAAATTAGCATGCCCACCAAAGTCAATTGGCGCATTAAAGGACAGAACATTTCGAGATGTTCCGAAGTTTCTTACAACAATATTGCTTGTTCCGGCGGGCGGGGCCGCAACAAAGGTAAGAACCCCTGCGCCGCTGACGGTATAGTTTGTAGTTGGCCGCTGCAAAACTCCGCCAACCTCGACAATGAACATATTTGCGTCGGTTGTCGCCGGGGCGGGCGAAGAAAGAGTGAACGATGTCGTGGCTCCTGTGCCGCTAAAGGCCCAAGACTGCGGATTCGCAATCGCTGTGCCGTACAGAGAAAGGCCGTCAACATAAGACCTAGTTACAGCGTCTGATGCGGTAAGCGGAGCACCAAGGTTGGTAATCCGCAGATTCTTTGCGTCCCATGCAGTTTCTGAGATATTCCTTCCAAGAGCCCCTGATCCAGTATCGTTAGATTCCTGAACCAAATACACCATCTGTTGATTGCTTTTATCCAGATCATCCGCAGTCAGGACAGATCCGTTTGAATAATCAACGATCGGGACATTGTTTGGCGCGGCCTGTAGACCCGGTGTCTCTCGATAAATCTGAAGAATGTCCGCAGCAACGAGGGGAGCAACAAGGGTGATTCGTGGAGACGGGGACGTACTGATCGTGTAATCAGTCGTCAGCGTAAGTGCCGTCCCATTCTTCTTAACCTTGACATGCGAAAGAGAAATGTACGGAAACGTAAACAGGAACGGCCCGGTTCCGGTTTGAGATGTGTACAGGACGTAAGAAAGAGGCATTTAGTGAAGCTCCTAGTTAACGAGTGGTCGATTCTTCCGGCAGATTGCTGCCGATCTTCTCTTCAAGTGCAGACAAGGCTTGCCCGATGATGTAGAACCGGGAACCCGGAATCGACATCCTGAGGTTGTGAAGGTCTTTCTGGCTGTAGTCGTAATCGGAATTCAGCAGAGCGCGGGTAGGGCCGCGAACCGCTTTATAGGCGCGGTCAATCACGGCCCACGCGGGTGTCGCCGTCAAATCAAGCGGATTAGAGGATAGACCCGTGTATCGGATTCGATCTCCGAATGTGCTTCGCCCGAAAGCGAAGTTGGAGATCGCGTCCGTTCCCGCGATGAGCATGAAGTTTTCCGTAGGACCGGAAGCAAACATAGCCGCCGCGGCTCCAACAGAGAAGTTTTCCTCCGCAAACTTCCTACGCTTCTTCTCGTCGGAGATCGCGGCGTAATCAAGACGCTTACGGGCCTGTTGCGTCATCAACGCCATGATACCAGTAAGTAGGTATTCCTTGACGACGACACCGTCAGCCCGCTGGGCCGAGGTCTTCAGGAACGAGTCAATGCCCTTCAGGTTGAACGTCCTGAACTGGGTCATCAGCTTGCCGATCGGAGTAAAGAAGAACTTGTGAAAGTCGCCGCGAGTCGGCGGATCCTGAATCGTGGCAATGACGCCACGTTCCATAAAGGTCATAAACGTCCTGAATGTCTCGTTATCCCACTTATCTTCATTCAGGGCGATCACTCGTCCACGCTCATCCACCTCCGCGTACTTGGATACCGAGGCGACAATTCGCTTGTATTGCTCCATAGAGACACCCCATTGCTTCACGAGTGTCTCAGCGAAGTCCTTGTCCCCCGCCGTTCCAATCCTATAGAGACGCTGAATCATCGACATCGCAGTCAGATGCTGCGTAGCCGACGTAATCGGGGCCAGACCGCTAATGTCCGCAAAGGCGAATACGGCGGCGTCCAGCGTGGCATCGAACTTGGCAAGCTTACGGGCCATTGCCTGATACCACCCCTGCCGAATATGCGGGGGATACTGATTCAGCGCATCATCGATACGGCCAGTAGTGC